GTTGATAAGGGGCAACTTAGCAATGACAGCGAGAGCCTCGACGCCGGAGGTGGCCAAGGTTGCTGCTTTATAAGCCATCATGGCTGAAACTGCGGGACCAATAAAGTACGTTAGAAACCGAAAATTCGCGACTAAGTCGGTGAGCGCATCTACAAGCGGTATAAGCACAGGAGTAGCTTCGGCAATTGCCGCTTGCCACTTCTCTGTCATGGATTGAAATTGAAGCGCCTGTTCTGCGGCCTCTTGGTGTTGCATCGCTGTCATCTCGGTGGCGCCCCCTAGCGTATCCATATTGCCCGAAAGCATCAGAGCTAGCTCGCCCACATCTGAAAGCCCCAGAGCGTCCTTATAGAAATTCTTCTGATAATAACTCATGTCATCGAAGGTCAGTCCGGTATCCAGGATGGAATCTCGAATCATATTGAACCTTTCGGCTGGATCGGTTGCCATCATCAGATCCATCGCGTTAACAAAGTTGCCGCCTAGCGCTGCGTTTAATTTGCCGGCTTGCTCGGCAGCGCCTTCAAATGTATCAAACTTGTTAGTAATGCCTAAGATTTTGTTCATCTCCATACCAGTAATCTTTGCGGCGTGTTGTAAGTCCTTAAATGCCTTGACACCTTGATCACCAAATTTAGCTAATTGTCCACCTGCGTTAGCAAACTCTTGAGCCATCACTTGTGGCATTACTCCCAATTCATCGGCAAAAGTTTTAATCTCAAGATGCATTTCGCCAACCTGCTCAACGTTCATTCCAAACATCTTGGTAGCATTTTGAGTTCCCTTTGCTAAAGCTTCTGTACTAATTCCAAATTCTGCTAATATCGCTACTGTATCTTGTAGTTCTTTTCGCGAAGTTGCTGAGATCATGGTAAAATCAGTATAATGTTGATAAAGGGATTGTGTAGCTTTGCTAGCTTCCTCTACGCTAACACCATACGCTTTCGTAGATTCATAGGTTTCTGTCATCCCTCTAGCAAACTCGGCGTTGGCGCCTGTGACTTTTCTAAACTCAGCTTCCGCGTCCATGACCGAGACTGCCATGTTAATCAAGTTGTTAACCACCCCATGGATCGCCTCGTTTATGGCAGCCGTCCCAAACGCCTGCATCATGCCTGACCCAACCTCTTTGAGGCTCGCACTTAGATCTTTTGCGCCCTTTTTGAGTTCTCGGAAGTTCAGCGTTCTCATACTTTTTGCTACTTTCCCGAAGGCGGCTGCTGCTTGCAAGCCCGTGGACCCCATCGACGTTGCAATCTTCAGAGTCGTTTCAAGGCGTGTTGCGTAATCTTCCGATCCTTGGACAGTGAGTTTATACCAGCCCATGGTCTCCTTCCCGAAGCTCCGAGCAAGCGAAATACCGTCTTTATAGCTGGTGTTGACATCGTCCAGCTTGTCTTTTTCAGTCGTGGCGGCGCCCAGGGCGCGGCGCGATTCGTCAATCTTGCGCTTGGTGGCTTCAAGAGTTGCTCTGTCGGCACCTGCCTCGGCTTGGAGTTCGAGTCTCTTTTTCAAAAGCTCGATTCGCTCCTTCTCAATTTCCACATTCTGCTCGGCAACTTCAAGGTGGTCGCGACCGTCTTTTGCCAGGTCTTTGTAGACGTTTGCGGTCTTTTCGCGAGTCTTAAACAGCGCCTCCGCGTCGGCAAGTTCTTTTTTGGTCGCGATCGCTGAGATCTTCTGTCTCTTGAGGATGTCGCTCATCGGCTCGGGTGCGCCTGGTTTGTCGTCTGCCATAAAAAAAGCCTCTTATAATAGGTCTACATTAAATAGTTTGCCATAAAAAAAGACAAGACTGTGTGTCTTGTCTCCCCTATCTCATAAACCTGTCGGGCATCGGTGGTTGATTCTGAGGCGTAAGGGTTTGAGATTTACTCGTTCCTTTGCCGGCGTCCTCAATGGCTTTTTGTTCTGCTTCTAACTGTTTTACAAGTCGTTGAACAAACCAGTTGCGCAACCCAACAGGAAGATTGTATGCTTCGAAAAGTGACCAGCCGCCAGAATATTTTAAAAAGAAGAACTGCTCATACACATTCTCCATGTATTCATCGGTCAGGCCAAAAAAAGTCCGCGGTGAGCGGAACCTCCATGGAGTGTTCATATTCACACTCGTTGCACATAAAATGTTGTTCTAAATCAATGTTGGGCGTAGCATGCCGATACACCATCCGCAAATGTCGAGCATCTATAGAGGGAATATTTTCAACCAGATATTTAATTGTCTGTGGCGATCTGTCTCCGTTCGCTGCACAAATAATGTGAGTGAGTTGGCGTGTCACATTTTGCTCAACCCCCTTCTTACGTCTATCGTGCTCCACTCCATTGACTAACGTTTTTTCATCGTACCCTGTAAGCACTTTAAAGGTTACAGTTATGCTAGTTTGAGGCAAAACCACATCAAAAGTGTTATCGTCATTGCTAACTACACCCAACTCCTCGAGAGCTTTCCCCTCATATACTTCAGCTTCGTTTAAATCAAATGTATAATCTTGCTGCGTCGAGCAGGCAGGACACGTTACTTTTGTTTCATAAAGATTGCCATATCCGGAGCGGCGTGCCGCAATAATGATGGCATTTCTATCCCCAACCAAAAGACTTTCAGCATTAATTCTCTTATCCACAATAATGCTTTTAATGAGGCGATCTAATGCTACGCCTTTTTTAAGTAAAGAGCGGGACGTAAGAATGTCCTCTTCCTTTGCTGTCATTTGTTTAACTTCAATGCTGCTTTCCCCGTGCAGGGGGTGATTTTCCGGATAATATCTCCCTCGAGAGGGAAGATCAACAAACTCCGTAGGGACAACAAATGAAAATCCCGGCGAGTCATCGTTTTGTACTACCGGTGGAGGGGGCGCTTCAGCATGAATATTTTGCGCGCCCGTCCGATCTGTATTTCTAGCCAATATACACCTCGTTTTGTTTTAGCTTAGCTTATGGTCTGAAGAATTCGGTGGAGGTCATACCCTCGACGCCTTCGGCCGCCCCTGCTTTGAGTGCGGCGCCTTTTGAGTCGGATCCGACTTCCAATTTGGCCCAGTCGTACTTAAGCGTTAGGTCGAGTTGGGTTAAATCGTCAGACCCATATTCCAAATCCCCATACTTAAGCTCAGTGATCCACGCGTTCCACAGGCTCCACGTCTCGAGGGGTTTACCCTCAGCATTTAACTGGGAGATAGTTACTTTTCCTAGCGCCGACACCGCCGACGCCTTCGACATAGAATTCAAATCGTCAAAAGTGCTGGGTGGGCTATAGCCACCGGCGATTATTATAGCAGAAAGTGTAGCAGCCATATCTGGATCCACCGGATCGACCAAACTAATGCTAACATCCTGCCACGTCACCGAACCGGGATAATGAAAGGTATGATTCAGATACTTATGTTCTCCTGCGCTAATCTGAAAGGATGGCTTGTCTGCGGTTTTCGCATACCATAAAAGAGCGCCGCCATAGGATGCATCAATGCCTTCAAAGCTCACCGTAAATCTAAATTTGCGCTTGGGCTCCGATATCGGATTAGTCTTGTCCGCGCTGTCATACCAAAATCCTGCCATAATATTAATTCTCCTATATGTGTTCTATTTTTAAGTAGTATGAGAAAGAAAATCTTCCTCATATCTTTTAATCATCAAAAGAGGCGCCCGTCCTCATAATCACGAAGTCAATCGCGATGTATTCAATAGCTCGCGCTGGCTTAACCATAATCTTCGCATACAAAATGTTCTGATCGATTAAGTCAGGAGTAGTGGTAGTTTCGTCAAGTATCAATCTGTAATCAGTAATACCATACTGGGTTTTAGTGTTGGCCAAAAGTGGCTCAACGAGATTTTTAAATCGCGTCCAAGTTGCCTGAACATTTTGTTCAAAAAGAACCCGTGTAGAGAGGACAGATATCTGCTTCTTCAAGAAGATAACAAGCCTTCTTACATTAATTCTGTCCAAAGCCGACTGACGCTCTTGAAGCGTCTTCTGACCAAAGACTACGATTCCGCTAGAAGGGAAAGAAGCAATGGGATTAATGTTAGCTTCATATAGTGTGTCACGATTCTTAGAAGTTAACCTCTCGGAAACGTGCAAAATGGGAATTCCTGCGGCGCCTTCTGTGAGTCCGCCGCGGTTAAAGCCGGCTGGTGCAAACCAAACTGCTGCTGCGCGCTCCGTGCTAGCCAGGACGCCCATCATTGCCACAGTGGGGGGAATCCACACTAATCGGCCCGTGTTTTCATCTCGAGTCTGAACCCATGGATAGAAAGTACACCCATAACTCGAATCGACTCTGCGGTTGCGCAGAGCCGTCGATGCCAAGGCTGGCGTGGTACCAATACGGTTGCTCCTATCGCCTGAATCGTACTGTTCAGAACCTGGGAGGTATACGCTAGGCAAATCAATGAGCGCCAGAGAATCTGCGCGTTCTTCGCAGATATTAACCGCGTGGGCAGTAAGCCCTTCCTTGGTTAGACCCGGGGTAGCTAACATATTCATGTTAATAGCCTCGGGATCGGCAACCGTATCCATGGCGCGCCTCCACGTATTATAAATGGAACTGTTTTGATTCGTCGGGCTGCTTGGGATACCGCC